GATAAGGTTGTAAATCACATAAATTTTATAAGAACAGATAATAGACTAGAAAATTTAGAGATAGTTACTAATAGAGAAAACTGTAATTTAAAGCACATAAAGTCTAGCAGTCAATACACTGGAGTAAGCTTTAGAAAAGATAGAAATAAATGGGCAGCTGAAATTAGTATAAATAAAAAAAGAGTAAAATTAGGACATTATTTAACTGAAACTGAAGCTCATTTGGCTTATCAATCTGCATTATCTAATTATTTAAAACAATCTATATGACACCGAAAGAAAAAGCATTAGAATTATATAATAAGTATGCAAAAATATTGCATTTTATACATGATCTTAGGTCAGAATATAATGAGTATGCCAAAGAATGTGCTTTAATAGCAGTTGATTATATGGATGAGACTTGTGGTAGTGCCTTATCTGCTATGGGATTTTCTGATGAAATGATTAAAGAAATTAGTATTGAATATTTAGAAAACGTTAAAAAAGAAATTAATTCATTATGACACCAAAAGAAAAAGCATTAGAGCTATACAACTACTACGAGCAATTAGGTAAAGACTTTACAAGAGGTGTATCAATGAAGGAATTTGCAAAGCTATGTGCATTAAAAGCAGTAGATGAAATATTAGATTTAAAACATATAGTTTCTTTAAGAAGAAATGCTCATGGAATGGAATTAGAATATTGGGAAGAAGTAAAACAAGAAATAGAAGCATTATGAGTTTTGAAGATCTTAAAAGAGAAGTACAAAAAGGATTGGATGGTAGAAATAATGGTATCCCTATGGGGTTTAATAGACTCAATAGGTATATTGGTATCAGAAAGGGTATCTACACTCTCGTTGGTGGTTTAACAGGATCTGGTAAGACTAGTTTCATTGATGATGCTTATGTGCTCAATCCATTTGATTGGTATATATCTAAAGAGAATAAAACAAACATTAAGCTCAAGATATGGTATAGATCTATGGAGAGAAGTAAGACATATAAACTAGCTAAATGGATTAGTAGAAAGATGTTTTTAGACCATGGAATGATTATTTCTGTTAACAAACTATTAGGTTGGACAGAGAAAATGACCCATGATGAACATGATCTTTTTCTAATGTATGATGATTACATGGAGCAGATGAAAGAGATCATCACTATTATTGATGGACCAGAGAATCCTGTAGGTATTGCTAAAGAGTTAAAAGCTTATGCATTACAACGTGGTGAAATCATTCAAGAAGATGAATATAATAAGAAATATATTCCTAATGATGAGAATGAAATCACTATGGTTATAATAGATCATATAGGTTTATTAAAAACCACTCAAGCACAACCTACAAAGAAACAGGCTATTGATAAGATGAGTGATGAGCTCAGATATGCTAGAGATTTCTATGGATATTCCCCAGTGGTAGTTAGTCAGTTCAATAGAGATATTTCCAATCCCATGAGAATCAAGAATGGTGATGTTGAGCCACAGCTAGAAGATTTTGCTGATAGCTCACAAACACAAAATGATGCTGATGTTGTTCTAGCATTGTTTGATCCAATGAGATATAAGGTGGCAGATCCTTCTGGATATGCATTAGAAAAACTTAGAGATGATGAAGGAAGTAAATATTTTAGAAGTTTGAGAGTAATAAAAAATAGTTATGGTTCAGACGACATTCGTATAGGTCTTGGGTTTCTTGGACAAGTAGGAATGTTTCGTGAACTTCCTAGACTTAAAGATATGACTGAAGCTACTTATCAAAATGTTATAAATAAAACATTCTTTCTTTAAAATAATATTTGGTAGTGTCAAAGGTTTTCTTTATATTTGTATAAAATATAATTATATGAAAAAATTAGACATTAGTCAGTATTTAGGACAAAAATTTGGTAGACTTATCATTGTTAAAGAAGTAGATTCTATACAATATAAAAAAACAAAGATGAGAAAAGTTCTTTGCAAATGTGAATGTGGAACAGAAAAAGAAATTGATTTAAACTCAATAAAAAGAGGAAAATCAGTTTCTTGTGGATGTTTCAATAAAGAACATGCAAAAGAAACACATACTAAACATGGATTAGCAATGTTATCTACTGGTATAAGACACCCTGATTACTGTATATGGATGAAGATGAAATCTAGATGTTTTAACACAAATGATAAGTCTTATAAAAATTATGGAGAGAGGGGTATTATAGTTTGCGATAGATGGAAAAATTCATTTGAAAACTTTATTACAGATTTAGGATGGAGGCCTAGTAATGATTATTCTTTAGAAAGACTTAATTACAATGGAGATTATTGTCCAGATAACTGTAAGTGGATATTAAAATCTGAACAGACTAAAAACAGTAGAAGAGTTAAACAGATTATTTATAATAATAAAAGACAATGTTTAACCGAATGGTGTAAAGAGTTAAATCTTAATTACGCTACTATGAGACATAGAATTTATGATTTAAATATTTCTTTTGAAGAAGCCATAAGATACCCAAAACATTATAAATTTAAAAAAACAGATGATAAAAGCAACAACATATAATACGCTTCCCTCAGGTAAGGATGTATTTTGGCAAGTGGTAATCCTTCCTACAATTAGTATAGTGAACAATCGTATAGATAAGGATGATGAATACTTAGCTATCAGTATTGAATGGTTATTTTGGTCATTTACAACAATTATATCAAATGAAAACAAAGTCTCCAAAGTTAAAGACTGGTTCTCTTAGAGACCAGAGACAGCAAGAGTTTGCTGATGTATTTCTAGAACATGGAGAATTTGGTATTCTTAATCTGTGTCCTAGGTTTGGTAAGATATATACAACAATCAACATTCTGGAGAAGCTAGACAAGAATATTAATATACTAATAGCCTATCCAGATTTAAAGATTAAAGACTCTTGGGAAACAGATTTCAAGAGTAGGAAGTATAAGAACACAAATATTACATACACCACGCATCTATCTATCAAAAAGCACACAGACACCCATTTTGACCTAGTAATATTAGATGAGGTACATTTACTCTCTGAAGCACAAATAGAGGCTGTAAAGGAGCTTAAATGCATAAGTATGCTTGGTCTTACAGGTACATTGTCTAAACATACAGAAATAACTCTTAGAAGTGAGCTTCAGCTGAATGTATTAGCTACCTATCCTATAGAACAAGCTATTGAAGAAGGTGTTATTACAGATTATGAAATCACTGTGGTATCTGTACCTCTAGATAACAAACGTCTTAATGATTATAAAGGTAAAAAGCGTACTGAAAAGAAGCAGTTTGATAGCTATGCATGGGTAATTGATCAGCTAGAGAGACAGAATAAGAGCACAATGTTCTTACGTCTAGCTAGAATGAGGATTATTCAGAATAGCATTGCTAAGATGGAAAAGACCAGAGAGCTATTAGCAGCTCATAAAGATGAGCGTATACTAGTATTCTGTGGATTAACCAAGATAGCTGATGAATTAGGAATTCCTGTCTATCATAGCAAAGCAGGAGAAAAGGATGTGTTTGAAAACTTTGCTAATGGTGAGGGTAATCACCTAGCTGTTGTAAAGATTGGAAATACTGGTGTAACTTATAAGCCCCTCAACCGTGTGATTATCAACTATTTTGATAGCAACGGTGAGAATCTAGCACAAAAGATAATGCGTTGTACAGCAATGGAATATGATAATCAAGATAAAAAATCTCATATATATATTATATGTTCAGATGAACCTGTAGAACGTAAGTGGTTAAAAAGTGCTCTTGATATGTTTGAAAAGGATAAAATAAAATATATATGATAAGTTGCATCTATACAATCACTAATATTGTTAATAATAAAATATATGTAGGAAAAACTAACAATTTTTATTATAGAATAAGTAAACATAAATACACTTTAAAAAACAATACTCATATAAATGAGCATTTACAACGTGCTTGGAACAAATATGGGGAAGATAACTTTGTTTTTGAAATTTTAGAAGAATGTTGTTTAGACCATTTATCTTCACAAGAACATTATTGGTGTAATTTATTAGATGCATTTAATTATCAAGTAGGATATAATATAAGACCTACACATCCATTTAATAAGGGTACAAATAGCCCTGAAATGATTGAAAAAGTAAAAAAAGCTCTCACTGGAAAAAAGTTATCTGAAGAACATAGATTAAAACTATCATTAGCTAAAAAAGGAAGAATTTTGTCAGAAGAAACCAAACAAAAAATGTCAAAAGCTAGCAAAGGAAAGAAAAAGTCAGAAGAAACTAAAAAAAGAATAAGTGAAGCAAAATTAGGAGACAAAAATCCAAGATTTGGTAAGCCTGCTTGGAATAAAAAACAAAAGTAAAATTAAATACATATGATAGTAGAATTAATTGAAGAATCACAGTTTAACAGACCAGCATGGTATGATTTAGTAATTGATGGAAAATACATCACTGGATCAGGAAATTTAGAGAGTATGCAAAAACTTTATAAGGATGTGTTAAATGATCCAAGTATGGTAAAAACTAAGAAAAAAGTTTTGAAATCTGATGAAATTAACGTACCTTTAGAGCAAGAAAACAACTAAATATGGCAAGTAAATTAATCGGAATTGTTGGTCCAACAGGGACTGGCAAATCAACATCAATTAAACATTTAAACCCACAAGAAACCTACATTATTAATGTAGCAAAGAAAGAACTCCCATTTAAAGGTGCAGAGAAACTTTATAATGAGGAAAACAAGAATTACAAGGAAATTGATAGAGCTGATCTAGTGATAGACCAACTATTGAAGATTTCAAAGAATGCTCCTCACATCAAGAACATCATCATTGAGGATTCAAACTATTTAATGGGCTTTACACTATTGGATCAAATCTCTATTAAAGGCTTTGAGAAGTTTAGTATAATGGCTAAAGAAATGGTTGAGCTCTTCAGAACAGCTAGAAAGCTACGTGATGATATCAAGGTGTTTTATTTCACACATCCAGAAACTATTGAAGATTCTGGTGAAATAGTGGGATATAAGATTAAAACCGCAGGTAAGTTAATAGATAATCAAATAGTTCTTGAAGGATTAATGACCATTTGTCTTTACACTCATGTTGAGGAAGATAAAGATGGTAAAGGAATTTATAGTTTTGTAACTAATAGATTCAAGAAATATCCAGCTAAAAGTCCTGATGGAATGTTTGATAGTATTAAAATACCAAACAACTTACAAGAAGTAGCAACTACAATAGACAATTATTATAACTAACAGAAAAACAAAACAGTATATGAGTATTAACATTGGTGGTAAAAAAAGAGAACAACTAGAAAATACAGAATTTGCAAAGAAAGTGGGCCTATTTGAGGCTAAAGTGATAGCAATCAATCCTAGTGTAGAAGAATATAAAGACATCTTAAACATGGAGCTTAAAGAAGATAGCAAGCTCACAGAATATCTATCTAAGAGTAGAGATGATAATGATTCTCTTAAAATAGACATCTGGTTACAGGAGATTAAGAATAATGATAAGTTTAAGGTAACATTCTTCCTAGAGAACAAACCAAAGGTGAATAAAGATGGTACCAAGAAACAATATATCAATTCTGTTGGTCAATGTACTTGGGCTGATGATCCAAACAATCTTCCTGAATGGTATACCAAACGTGAATATCGTGTAGCATTTGAAGGAGAAGAGTTATTATTTAACTTCTTACGTACATGGTTTGGTAATCTTGATCTAAGAGATAGTGAATCTACATTACAATTGGAGTGGAAGAAGCTAATGAAAGGTAATGTTAAAGACCTAAGAGATCAAATTGGTGGAGAATGGGTTACAAATGTTGTAGCTTTAGCCACAATCAAAACTGTAGAGAAAGAAGATGGTACAAAAGAATATCAGAGTGTTTATAATAAATCATTCTTAGCTCCATACAATCTTAAACAATTCAGACTATTAGATTATCAAGATGATAATGTATTAAGAAACATTACCACTAAGAAACCTAAGGATCTAAAACCTCACGAACGTTTTGTTAAGGATGTTGTAGGAGAATATGGATGTAAAGACTATTATATTCTAAAAGATTTAAGAGAATATACTTCAGGAGATAACTTGGTTGCTTCAGACAAAGTTATAGCTGAAGATGATTCAGATTATTAATACAATCCCTCCCTGTCTAGAAAGGGCTTCACGTAATGTGGGGCCCTTTTATTAATTTATGACTATGATACAAGGAAAAAGAAAGGAAAACCTTACACCAGAAGCTATATTTGAGAAACTCACTGATTATGACATATTTAAGTATTATATGCCTCATCCTTGGAAGCTCAATGTAGTTGCTCTATCTCCATTTAGACAGGAGCACAATCCTTCTTTTATAATAGGTAACAAGCGTGGATTTATATCATTTATAGACTTTGCTGACACCAGTAAGAGAGGTAATTGTTTTGAGTTTGTAAAGCTGTTATTCAATCTACAATCATTTGATGATGTTCTTAAGATGATTGATAGAGATTTTGGACTAGGGATAGCTAGTGGAAAAAGTACACAGGAATATAAGAAGATAACTGCTAGCTATAAACAACCTGAGCTAGAGAAAAGATATTCTCTTATACAGGTGAAGACTAGGAAGTTTAATAAAGAAGAGCTAGCTTATTGGAATGAGTATCACCAGGATATCCAGGATCTTAGAGATAATAATGTATATGCAATCAAATCTGTCTATCTAAACAAGAGTAGGTTCCCTATCAAGGAGAATGAACTTACATTTGGTTATTTGTATGAAGGACAATATTGGAAGATATATAGACCATTTGCTGATAGAAAGAGTAAATGGGTGCCCAATAATGTTCCTATTACAACAATGGATGGTAAGGAAGACATAAGATATTGCAATACAGCATTTATCAATAAGAGTAAGAAGGATTATATGGTGATGAAAAAGATCTTTCCTTGTTGCTGTGCTGTTCAGAATGAAGGTATAGGATGTTTCTCCCTAGAGAATGTAGCCTATTTGAAAGATAATTCTGACATACAAATATTAAGCTTCGATAGTGATGTTACAGGTGTACAGAATTCACAACAGATAACCAAGCTGTTTGATTTTGGTTATTGTAATGTACCTAGAAAGTATCTAACAGATGGTATTAAAGACTGGGCAGACCTAGCCAAAGAACATGGACTACCAGTGATTGAACAGTATTTAAAGAAAAAAAAATTATTATGACACTAAATGATTTAATTGAAGAAGTAAAAGATAATACAGAATATCTATGTACAACAGATGAAGATCTTGTTGAATGCATTGGTATAGAAAACCTAGAAGGTATATTAACTAGATATTTTAATAAAACTATAAAATTAACAGACGATGGAAACTAACACTTATAACACTACAAAAGCAATTCTTCTTTCAACACCTCTTCCTACACAAACAAGAACATATAAGCCTGTAGGACATGGTCAATTAATTGATCTTACATTGAATGGTATTGAGAAAGCTGGATTTAAATTAGATAAAGAAACCTATTCATCAGCTAGAGAAGGTCAAATAGCCAATGGTAGATTTACTATTAGTAATGTAGCTGATAGTGAAATGCAATTACAAATTGGCTGGCAGAATAGCTACAATAAGCAATTAACATTAAAGTTTGCTATTGGTACACGCATATTCATTTGTCAAAATGGTTGTGTATCAGGAGATTATGGTGCATTCAAGAAGAAACATGTTGGTGAAGTGCAAACTTTTACACCAAATGCTATTGTAGAATACATTAAATCTGCAGCAGATGCATTCAAAAAGATGCAATTTGAAAGAGATGCTATGAAGCAAATAGAAATTACTAAGCGTGTTAAAGCTGAATTGATTGGTAGAATGATAATTGAAGAACAATTCATTAGTTCTACACAGCTAAACATCATTAGTAAAGAACTTCAAGCTCCTACACATGATTATGGTGCTAAAGATAGCTTATGGGAATTGTATAATTATACAACATTCTCTATGAAAGAAGTTCATCCTAGCTTATGGATGGAAAGTCATATGGATGCTCATAAGTTCTTTGTAGATGCAAGTGGAGCTATATCTAACTTCCCTGCAATGCCTGAAATAATACCTGTAGAAGAAAATATGTTTACACAATTAGAAATGACATTTTAATATGAAGTGGGAAAAGTTTAAAGATCAGTTTCACGAGAGTTGGCATAGGTTTATGCAACCATTTATTGAGAGTGAGGAGTGTGATAACATCTACAAAACTTTAAAAGCTGAAAGTGCGAGGGGTAAGAAAATTGCCCCTCTTTCAGCTAATGTTTATAGATGCTTTAAAGAAACACCCTTTGATGATTTAAAAGTGGTGATTATGGGTATGTGCCCCTATCACACATTAAAAGATGGTTCTCCTATAGCAGATGGTTTGTTGATGGGCTGTTCAACAACAAATGTATTACAGCCTTCTTTACAACAATTCTATGATGGTATAGAAAGAGAGCTTTATGATGGACTTGAGTTAAATGTATTTAAGAATCCAGATGTATCCTATTTAGCTAATCAAGGAGTGTTAATGTTTAATGCAGCCCTAACCACTGAAGCAAATAAAGCGGGAAGCCATATTGCTTTGTGGGAACCATTTACAAAATATGTGTTTGAACAAATACTCACATATACAGGAGCTCCTATTATATTCTTAGGCAAAGATGCTGCTAGGTATGAGAGATGCATTCCACCATTTAGTTGGGCATTCTCTGTAACACATCCAGCATCAGCTAGCTATAAGAATTCTGAATGGAATACAGAAGGTGTATTTACTAAGGTGAACAAAATATTAAAAGACAACAATGGATTTGAAATCAAATGGTTAGATGAACTACCATTTTAAAAAACAATTATATGGCAAGAATAGAAGTTTATGTAGAAAATATGGAAGGTGCACCACTTGATCATGATTATAACATAATCAAAGTGTTTGATAACCTAGAAATGTATAATTCTGATAGCTCTGATTGGGCTAAGAAAAATGAATTTGTTGGAAGTATTAAAGATGATGGGAATGGTATCATCATAACAATGGGCTCTATGAAAAAGCCTATTGAAATGAATTACCAGAATGCTCAAGAACTATTTATATTATTAGCAATGCATAACACTGCAAAAATGGAATTTAAAAAATCAGAAACTATTAAAACTATTTAACATGTATGAAGTAACAATAGGAGGAATACTTGAAAAAGGAGATATGATAGCTGTTTCTACTGGTGGTAATTTTTATATTGCTGTTTATTTGGGTATGGGACGTAATACAGTACAATATTATCCACCACAGTATGTCATTCATAATAAAGAACATTATGATAAATTGCCTGAAGTTAATGCTAAAGGTGAAAAGAAGAAACCTTTTTCATTAAAACACATTTGGAAATGTTATCTAAATACTCCTAGAAAAAGTAGAATAATAAAGCTAAATAGGAACAATTTTACAGATGTAGAACAAATACAAGAAATAGAAAAAGCAAAAGAAATCTTAAAAGAACTTGGAATAAACGTAAATTACTAATTATGATCTTAGAAAAACAAACAGAAGCCCACATCCTTGAGGAAGGAACAACACAGGAAACTGTGAAAATGTCACTAGACTTAGATTCTGCTCAAATATTGATGCAGATGTTAAGTAAAAATCTGTATTCAGATGCAATAGGCTCTACTATCAGAGAATGTGCAAGTAATGCACTTGATAGTCATAGAAGAGCTGGATGTGACAAACCTATCATTGTTTCTTTTAGAAAGAATGAACATACAGACACAATTGAGTTTGCTGTTGAAGATTTTGGTATTGGTTTAGATGCAGATGATGTAAAGAATATCATCAGTAAATATGGTAAGAGCACTAAACGTAACAGTAATACAGAACTTGGTATGATGGGATTGGGATTTAAGGCCCCTCTTGCCTATAGTTCTTCTTTCTATTTTATAGCTAGAAAGGATGGAATGGAAAGAAAATATATGATGTATGAAGGAGAAGATACTAATAGTATTGATCTTTTGTATGAAGTGGAATCAAATGAAGCTAATGGTGTTAAGGTGATTGTTCCTGTTAATTATTCTGACAGAAGAAGTTATGCTGATAAAATTGCACAGCAGCTAGCTTATTTTGAAAATGTATATTTTGACATAGACAGTTCTTTAACTTATTCAAACATTACCAATGATTTTACCATTCATAGAGCTGAAGACTATCAGTTTTCTAGTTTGGCTAGTAGTCATAGTTTACATTTATGTTTAGATAATGTCACCTATCCAATTGATTGGGAGAAGATTGGAATTAGTTCTATTGATTTTCCTGTAGCATTACGCTTTAGCCTATCTGATGGAATATTTCCTACACCAAATAGAGAGTCTATTAGATATACACAAGAAGCTAAGCAGATAATATTAGATAAGATAACTAAGCTGGCTAATGTATTCATGACTAAATACAATGAAACTATCACTGGAGAAGGTAATCCTATATCCATTATTGAGTTTTATAGTAATAATGAGAGATATATCACTAACATCTTTAAGGATAACTCTGGTATGTTGAAGATTGATAATCTTTTAAAATATGCCACTATTCCTATATCCACTCCTAAAATGGATGGTGTAGATACATTAGACTGGAAGAGAATGTCTGGTGTCCTTAAAGAGTATTTCTTAGGTGAATATCATTTGAAGTTTAGATATGACAGAGGTAAGTTTAAAGATGCTACTAAACATTATTACAAATCTCTTACATATGAAGACATTAAGCCTAGATGGGGTAAACCAGCAAAGATATATACATATGCTGATAGACTACCTAAAAGTAAACAAGACTATCTAAGAACTATACTAGGTGATGATCAATGTATATTTGTTAAGAAACATCCATTTAAACTAAAAGCTAAACATGGTACAGATTATCAGTCTTACCAAGACGTATTAGCTCTCTATAACTATCCTAAATATAAATGGAGAAAGCTTATCCAGGAGTTCCAAACTGTTGTAAAGTTCTTTGAAAAGGATTTTATAGATTCAGATGCTATTCAGATTTCACAAACATGGATAGATGAACAGAAAGCCAAGAGAAAGAAAGTGTTAACAACATCTGTAACAGTGGGTGGTGCTAAGAAAGTGAGAATGAAAGGTGAGTTCTCTGGTAAAGTGGGTGAATCTATGCAAGTGACTTTATCTGATCAGTATTGTAAGTTTGTTCCTAAAACATTTAAGATGGAAGAGATATATTCTAATAAATCTTTAAATGTTTATGCTAAAGAATTTGATAGAAAGCAAATGGATAAATTATGGTCTTGTTTTAGAAAAGACGCTAAATTTATCATTGTAGCAGATTCTACATATAAAAACTTACTAACTGCTGATGCACACAATTGGATAACTATGGATAAATTTATAGAAGGAAAGAATAGACCATTTAGAACAATGGCTACAACATTCTTATTGGAACAGTTTATGAGTGAGTATGACTCTATATTTAGAAGAGTGGATTTTATTAATAAAGTATCAACAGATCTTGCAGATAAAATATCTATTCTTGAGAAGTATCATCGTGCAAATGATCAAAGATATGCAGATAGAGACACTAAACAATATATAATTGAGCATGCTACAGATCATAATTTGTTTAACCAAGAAATATATATTATTTACAAACAAGTAAAGGAAGTATTTGAGAAGCTTTCTTTCTTAAAGCCTATGCTAAACCAGTTTAGTTATTATATCAATGATGATATGATAGCTAAAGCTGTAGCAGATTTATTTAAATATCACAAGCATAGAGTGAATTTAAAACATTATGCAATAATATTAAATGAAGACAAACCTTTGAAAGAAGAACTAACAGAGGACACAATTGATCAATTACAAACAATCTAAAATTAAAACAAATGCTAAGTTTAAAATGGTTTAAGAGTGCTGTACAAAACAGTATAGAAAAAGTAGTAGAAAAGAAAATAGAACAATTAGAAAAAGAAGAGGGGGAAAATATCCCCTCTTCTATTTACACATCTGAAAATATAGGAGCATGTGGTACAGGAGAATACATAAAGGTTGTATTAAAGCCTTATTTGAACATTAAAATGGTAAATGATGTACTAACTATTGTATTAGTTGATGGTGGTATATTAACCAAGAACAATGCTACAGCTGATGATTTTAATACAGCTAGAACTGCTACAACAGAACAACAACTATTTGCCTTAGTTGCTTCTCCAGAAATAAGAGATGAAAGACGTAAAGAAGAAGCTGAATATGAGAAAGCTAGTGCTATTAAGAATGGTGTAGAATATCTAAATAAGCTAGATGATTTTGAAATGAAAGATGGTTCTTTGTATCTAAAAGGTATTAGCAGAAGCATTCCTCCTCTAATGGTAGAAGAATTCTTACAAATCGTTGGTCGTTATCCATTTGTTGGAACAATATCTAAAGATGAAGTGAGTATGTTGCTTGAAGAAGATGAAGAATATCAAGCTCTTAAGAGGTTCTTTATGTGGTGTTGCTTAAATCCTAGAGCTGAAGTGGCTGATAAATTGTATAACTTCTTAAAGAAGAATGCATTTAAAATCACTAAGCAAGGATTCTTTGCTGCTCTTAGAAATGTTGTTACAGTGCATGGATCTAATGAACTAGTTCACTTTATAAGTAATGCTTATAATAAAGTGAAAGCTGTATGGAAGAAGAAACCAGATGAATATCATGTATTCCTAGACAATGGTGAATACAAAATGGTTCATGGAGATGCTATGTATAAAAAAGAAACATGTACATGTTCTTATTGTGATGGTACAGGAACTATTCCTAAGTATGATGAAGAATATGATGATAGTGAAGAGTGTCCAGAATGTGATGGTTCTGGTGAATATGAAGATATGGTTCTTGCAGTTAAAGGTGAGAACCTTGGTAACTTGACTGAGCTTTATCTTGATCTTCCTAATAGAGCAGAGAATAGATTCACAGATGCTTATAGTAGAACATTTGATATTCGCATTGGTAAAGCTGTAAACATGGACCCAGACAAGTGTCGTTGGAACACTGATGATTGTGGTGCTGAAGGTTTACATTTCACTAGTGATGAAATTCACTATGTAGGATGTGGAGACACTTCTGTACTTGTGCTCATTAATCCAATGAAGGTGGTGGGAATTGGTGAATCTAAAGGCAGATGTTGGGAATATTTACCAATTATGACTGTTCCACGTGATGAAGCAACTAGTATATTACATGATCTTGACTTTGATATTCTAGAGCTAGATGAATCTTATGCTGTACGTGAGTTAGAAAATCTTGCTGAAAAAGCTACATTAGGTTTTGTAACAGAAGCTACTAAGTATGAATTCAATCTTCCAGCAATTTCCACTGCTGAAATAAAAGCTATCGTTAAGAATCTCGATGAAATTAATGAACAAATTTCTAAGAGAATCGTAAAAATTGATTAAATTTGTATCAGCCTAGGGTAGCTTAAATCAGAAAAGCCCTTGATTGTATCTTGGAGATGTAGGTGCAAATCCTTCTCCTAGGCTTATTTTTATTATGAGAAAGAAATCAATAAAGAAGAAAGCTGTTCCAAAGCCTAGAGTGGTTAAAACTAGAAATGCAGGTACATTAACAGAATCAGGATTCTGGAGCTTTATAAGAAGTGCATTGAGACAAAAGAGTAGATGGTGGAAACCAATTACACAATGTAAAATGGAAGCACGTAGAGCATATAAAGGTGCTAATAAACGTCAGAAGTTTGAATATCAATGTAATGAATGTAAAGGATGGTTTCCTGATAAACTGATTAATGTAGACCATATAGTTCCTGCTGGTAGCTTAAATTGTGCAGAAGATCTTCCAGGGTTTGTAGAAAGACTGTTCTGTGAACAAGATAATCTTCAGATACTTTGTACCCATTGCCATGACACAAAAACCAAAAAAGATAAAAAATGAAAGATGAAGAGAAAATAGAACTTTCTATTAATACAAAACCTTCTTTTACAGAGACATGGTATGAAGGACATGTTACATATTTAGGAGAAGAACATAAGTTCTGGTTGATACATCCTGATGGTGTAGATCCTAATAATAATGAGTATGAACTAGACATAAGATGGTTCTTTGCTAGAGTTCCTAGAGAAATCAGAGGATTATATCCACAAATTATTTCAGCATTTAAACAAAAACAAAATGATACAAGGAACAACAAAGACAGAAGCTCATTATAGAGCTATAATAATGGATAGTTCATCAAGCTTAAAGGAATTCTCCACTAATAGAAGAAAGTATCATAAGAGATATATTCTTAATGAGAAGGTGGAAGAAGAAGATAGTAAAGCCTCTGTAATGGGTAGACTTGTAGAAACATTACTTATGGAAGAACATTTGTTCGATAAGAAGTTTCACATGTCTATTGTTACAAATGCTCCAACAGCACTTATGTTAGATTTTGTAGAGGCTCTATATAAACATACATTAGCAGCTACAGATGAGAATGGTGCAATTAGTAGAACATTTGAAGAAATAGCTATAGATGCACATAAAGATTCTGGATTCAAGATTAAACTTGATGCTGTTCTTGCTAAGTTTATAGGAAGTGATGCTGAAGTGTATTATAAGGAGATTAGAGAGGTGAGAAGTAAAGGATTGACAGTTGTTACCACTGATGATGTTACACAAGCTAATAGAATCGTAGAGACTCTTAAGACTAATGATGCCACTGCTCCTATTGTAAACCTTGTAGAAAGTGATAGATTTAATATTTATAATCAATTACAAATAGAAGGATATACAGTGTTAGGTCATACATTTAAAAGTATGATGGATAAGGTGGTGATAGATCATAAAGAGAAAACTATTCAAGTGTACGATCTTAAATGTACTTGGTCTGTAGAGAATTTCTATGAAGAGTATTATCTATATAGAAGAAGCTACATTCAAGCATATTTATATTTTGAAGGTGCAAAGCAATCTTTTGCTGATCTAACTGATTACACTGTTCTCTATCCTAAGTTTATTGTTTGTGACAGTACAAACTATATGCGTCCATTAATCTATGAAATGACTGACACCTCTATGGATCATGCATTCAGCGGATTTACACATAGAGGACGTGAATATCCAGGTGTTAAGAAGATCATTAAGGATTTACAATGGGCTATTAAAAATGATACATGGGATGTATCTAGAGAAAATAGTATTGCTAACAGTGTGGTAAAAATAAATTAATGGAAGTAAAAAAGACAATCACTAGTATATTCATTGTTCCTACGCTTGGTATTGCAAAAGAGAAGCTTATAGACAATGGGTATATTAATGGATATATTAAGGATGAAAGAAAGGATGTACAGTATGAAAATGCTGTATATCTTCTCTTTAAGCCTGCTGATTTATATAAATTCAAAAGCTTTTTAGATACAGAGTATGAACGTACAAAGTCTATAGTTGATGATTATGATTATGAAGATGGGTATGTTGTAATAGTTTATACACTCAACAAAAGATTGGATGATGACATTGCTCTAATTAAAGCAGGTAAATATTCCCAAACTTCTAGTAAATTTCAAGGTATATTCCCTAAACTAGTCAAATTAAAGAGAAATGGATTGCATAAGGATGAAATAAGCATTCAATATCGCATCTTTAATAAGACAGAAGACCTACGTCAATATTGGGAAGATAAACTTGGGGTGGATTTTGAAGATGATTGGGAAGTATGGGATGGATTTAATGAAGAAGCAGAATCTCTTAACCTCGATAAACTTAAAGAAAATGTATAATAAAGAACTATTAGAACAGTTATTGAAAGAGTTTGGCTTAACCAATACAATTATATTCTGCAAAATGGAAGCAGCAAAGAATGACATCCTATACAAAGATTGTGTAGGAAAAGGAGATGATGAGTGTGTAGAATATGATTTTGAAAGAGACTGGTGGAAAAGCCAGCTTAAACAATTAGATTTTGAATTAAAAGCACGTATAATCAATTAATTATGACAGGACAAGAATTATTAGAAACCTATCCAAAAGCAGCTGGAGTAGTTAAAAAGTTCTATTTAAATCAGCTAATGGACTCTCTACAAGATGATAGCATTAGTCCTGAATACAGAGACTCAATTAAAGCACAAGAGTCCTATTTTGGTAATGATATTATTGCAAATTTTATTGATGTTTCTCCTAGAGGATTATTCGATGTATTTGATGATAATAAAGTGTATATAGAAATACTTGTAGATTATAAGGATGGTGTAATATTTACATACACTGTCAGAGATCTTGGTGAAATGTACACAGAACCAATTAAGTACAATGTAAGAAAAGAAGCTGAAGCAGTTGCTGTAGAACAAGCATTTAAATTATTAAATGATAAACTATGAGAAAAATAACAAGGGATGCATATGATGCATTTCAAGCAAAGAAAAGATTTAAAAAAGATAATACAGAAGTGAAGGTATTTAATGGGGAGTCTCATTTATATCTATTTGGTAATGAAATAGTTAAGACAGATAAGGGTGATGTATGGATTTCAGATGGTAGATATCGTCCTAGCAAGACCACTTCAGAAAGATTAAGTGCATTCGTATACATTAGAGTTAATAACGGACACTTTATTATTAACAATCAACTTAGATGGGATGGTCGTTGGTTAAATATCTCAAAATTATGATAGATGAAATAGTAGAAGTGGTTGTAAAGAAGTTCTACACTAGAAGTAATGTAGGAATTACTAAATACAACACCACATTAAAAGAAAACAATAAGGATAACTTTCTTAATCATCTACAGGAAGAGTTAATGGATGCCACTTTATATCTGCAGAAGCTTATGGATCTAGATATGGAATTAACTAAATTGGTTAATCAACATTCAAATGATGCAGAATTAGGAATGGCAATAAGGAAAATGGTTAGTTAGAATTTTATAAAACACTTGGTTTATAACAAGGGGTGTTGTAAATTTACACCCCCCCCTTATTATATAACTAAAAAACAAACATTTATGGATTTAGGACTGGAAGCATTGAGTAACATTACAATTTTTAGTAAATACGCAAAATATTTACCAGAATTGAAAAGAAGAGAAACCTGGGATGAGATAGTGGATAGGTATGAAAGTATGATGATCAAAAAGTATCCTAAATTAGAAATTGCTATAAAGCAAAGTTCACAGTTTATAAGGGAGAAAAAGGTGTTACCATCTATGAGAGCTCTGCAATTTGCAGGAGTGGCAGCTGAAGTGAATAATTCACGCATATACAACTGCTGTTTCCTACCAATTGATAGCTTACATAGCTTTAGTGAGACAATGTTCTTATTACTAGGAGGTACAGGAGTGGGATATTCTGTTCAGAAGCATCATGTTGACCAACTACCCACTATTAAGAGAAAAGAAACTCACAAGAACAGAAACTGGCTTATTGAAGATTCTATCATGGGATGGGCAGATGCTATCAAAGTGTTGATGAAGTTCTATTTTGAAGGTGGTGCAAAGCCTAAGTTTGATTTTAGAGCCATTAGACACAAAGGAGCAAGACTAGTTACAGCTGGAGGTAAAGCTCCTGGTCCAGAACCTCTTAAAATATGTCTTATGCATGTAGATGCTATAATGGAACGTAAAGAGAATGGATCTAAGCTTACACCATTAGAATGCCATGATATATTATGTCATATTGCTAATAGTGTTCTTGCAGGTGGAATTAGAAGAAGTGCAATGATTGCTTTGTTTTCTTATGATGATGAAGAAATGATCACTTCTAAGTATGGTGATTGGTGGGAATTGAATGAGCAAAGAGGTAGAGCTAACAATTCAGCTGTTCTTGAGAGAGGAGTTGTTACACAACATGAGTTTAATTCTCTATGGGAAAGGATTGAAGCAAGTGGATCTGGTGAACCTGGAATCTATTGGACTAACAATAAAGATTGGGGTACTAATCCATGTTGTGAAATTGCTTTACGTCCTTATCAATTCTGTAATTTATGTGATGTAAATGTTAGCGATATAGAAGATCAAGAAGATCTAAACAATCGTGTAGCTGTTGCAGCTTTCTTTGGTACATTACAAGCAGGATTCTTTAACTTTCATTATTTAAGAGATGTATGGCAGAAAACCACTGAAAAAGATGCTTTATTAGGTGTTGGTATGACTGGTATAGCTTCTGGTGAGATTTTGAAATACAACTTGGAATATGCTGCTAATACAGCTATGACAGTTAATAGAGACATCTCTGCTCTTATAGGAACTAATGAAGCAGCTAGAATCACATGTATTAAGCCTTCTGGGACCACTAGTCTTGTATTGGGTACTAGTTCAGGAATTCATGCTTGGCATGCTCCTTATTACCTGAGAACAATGAGGTTCAATAAGAATGAAGACATTGCTATGTATCTAGAGATAAATCATCCAGAACTATGTGAAGATGATGTACTTAGACCAAAAGATACATTATGTGTAAGAATTCCTGTTAAAGCTCCAGAAGGATCTATATTCAGAACAGAGACAGCAATTGATACATTAGAGAGAGTTAAGAAGTTCTCTACAGAATGGATTAAACCAGGACACATCAAAGGAGATAACACACATAATGTAAGTGCTACAATTTCTATTGATAAAAATAGAATATACACTTCTATTGACATGTCTGATGGTAAAGGAAATCAGATTACATTATCAGAACAAGGTTGGTTAGATGAATGGAAAGCTGTAGGACTTTGGATGTGGGAGAATAGAGATGTATACAATGGCTTGTCAGTTTTGAATTATGATGGAGGGAGTTATGTTCAGGCACCTTTTGAAGATATTACAGAAGATCAATATAATGCACTAATTGGTACATTAAAATCTATAAATCTCATTAAGGTGATGGAACTAGATGATAATGTTGAATTTTCCCAAATAGCCAGTTGTGCTGGAGGAGCTTGTGAAATAGTATAAAACTTAAATATATGGAAGAAAAGAAAGATTTTGTTAAAGGTGTAGATTATTATCTAGAGAATGGATATGTTATTTTTACAGAGAAGAATCTCAAAGAGAAAGGAGAATGTTGTGGCAATAAATGTAGACATTGCCCATATGATCCTTTTAATGTAAGAGGTACTACCACTGTGAAAAATAACGATACTCACACCTCGTAAATTCATTTTGTTTTGATTTTGATTTCCCCTGGTGTTTCTACATTAGGGGTTTTTTTTATTTTAAAATGTCACAAAAAAAGAGTAAATTTGTGACAATAAAACAACTAAATTATGGCTAAGGCAATCAAGTCTCAAGAAGGCAATTCTAAGTTCCAAGAAGCATTAGATAAGTTAAATAAAACTTATGGTGCTGGAACAGTTTTAACATTAGATTCTAAAACAAGTGGTAATTATGATGCAATCAGTACAGGAAGTATTGGATTTGATCATATTACATTAGGTACAGGTGGATTTGTAGCAGGTAAGATGTATGAGTTGATGGGTTGGGAAGGTTCTGGTAAATCTACTATTTGTGGACATGCTGTAGCTGAGTGTCAGAAGAAAGGAGGAGTGGCATTATATATCGATGGTGAGCATGCTGTAGATAAGAAATACTTTGAAGCAATTGGTGTAGACACTACTAAGATGTTAATTGCTCAACCAAGTTCTGGTGAAGAAGGTTTTCAAATTGCTATGGATATGATTAACACTGGAGATATTAATCTAGTGATTATTGATAGTGATAGCTCATTGATTCCTAAGAAGGTGTTAGATGGTGATGTTGGAGATAGCTCTATTGGTAAGAAAGCTTTGTTAAATAGTAATGCATATCCAAAGCTTAAATCTGCTCTATCTGAACATAATGTTTGTGTTATTGTAATTAGTCAATATAGAGAGAAGATAGGTATGATGTTTGGTAATCCAACAACCACTCAGGGTGGACATGCTTTGAAATTTTACACTGATGTAAGGATTGAGGTGAGTAAGAGTTTAGGTAAGGATGGAGATGTTAATTATGGTAATATCACTAAGGTGAAAGCTACTAAAAATAAAATGTCTGCTCCTTATAGACTACATTCATTTGATATCATTTATGGCCAGGGTATTGATAAAATAGGAGAAGTTATGGAACTTCTTAATGAATTCAATCTAGGTAGAAAATATGGTAAGACCATGACATTTAATGATGTGAAGTATGATCTTGATGAATTCAAAGCAATGGTGTTAGATAATGAAGATTTCTATAATGAGATAAAACAAAGTATTATTAACAAAATTAATCAAACAGAAGTTAAAACAGAAGAAAATGTTGAAGATTAACAATTAATTAAATCAAAAAGAACAATATGGAAGTAAAAATTAAAAAACTTCATAAAGATGCAAAAATTCCAACTTATGCACAGTATGGGGATGCAGGATTAGATTTATCTGCAGTTAATATAAGCTATCAAGATGATTATATTTCATATAAAACAGGACTTGCGTTTGAGATTCCTAGTGGTTATGTAGGATTATTATTTCCTAGAAGTAGTAATAGTAATAAAGATCTAATTTTATGTAATTCTGTAGGAGTATTAGACTCAGGATATAGAGGAGAAGTAGAATTTAGATATAAGTTAGTTTATAATGGAGGAGCTTCAAGAGGATTACAACATATATATTCTATTGGAGATCGAGTTGGGCAAATTGTTATCATTCCTTACCCACAAATAACTTTTATTGAAGAAAAAGAATTAGAAGATTCTGAAAGAAGTACTAATGGTTTTGGAAGTACAGGACTTAAATAAAAATTAAAAAGTAATTATGACAAGTGCACAAATATGTAAGATAAAGATATACCAACGTGAATTTCTAGAGACATTTGATAAGAAGCTAGAGATTGACTGGGAAGCTATGAATGGAATAACTAAGTATGATACAGAAGTTCCTTTAAACACAGAAGAAGCAATGAAAGTTCTACTTGATAATTGCATTAAGAAGCATGGAGCAGATTTAAATAAGCTCTTAGATAGAAAACGTAAACTTCATCATCATGATTTTATTAATGAGAGACTTGCATTGATAGAATATAGTAAGACAGTATTTGATAATAACGTAAACAAGATAAAAGCTGCTAAGTTAATTAACAGAGATCGTACATTATTATATCACTTTGCAAACTCTTAGTATGAAATGTAAGACATGTGGTAAGAATTCTGAATCAGAATATTGTTTTCAACATAAACCTAGAAAAGCTCTAGCAGCTACTAAAGGATTTAAAGTGAAAGTTCCTGAAAAAAGTTCTTCAAAACCTATGCAAGATTTCTTTCTATCTATATGGAATAAAAGATTGCATATTTCTGAAGTTAGTGGACGTTATTTAGGTAGAAAACCATTGAGTGTATACTTTCATCATATTCTTCCAAAAGAAAAATATCCAGAATATGCATTTGATGAAGAAAATATCATACTTTTGACCCTAGATGAACATACTAATGTAGAAAATGACATGTACAAGTATGAAGAAGTGAATAAAAGACGTGACCAATTAAAACTCAAATATGAGAGAATCAAACAGGGAGAGAAAACAGGAGATCAAATACAATGTTCAGCTTAATGAAGAACAAAAAGAAGCTAAAAGACTAATCAGAGATAACCAGATAATAATCATCACTGGTAGAGCTGGGTCTGGTAAGTCATTAGTTTGTGCTCAAACAGCACTTGATTTCTTGTTAAAGAAAGAATGTGACAATATATTTGTCACTAGAGCTACAATTGAAGTGGGTAATTCACTAGGATTTCTTCCTGGAGGATTAGATGAAAAGTTTAATCCCTATCTAGAGGCTTTCATGGAAAACTTAGCTAAGTGTAAGGAGAAAGAAATTCTAGATAAGCTAGTGTCTGAAAGTAAGATATTAGCCTATCCTATACAATTTATCAGAGGTAAAACTGTTGATGATGTATTAGTGGTGGAAGAAGCTCAGAACTTAACAAAGGATCAGATGTTAGCCATCCTCACCAGACTTGGTAAAACTGGTAAAATCATCATCAATGGTGATAATGAACAGAAAGATACTAAGTCTCACGAAAGTGGACTCACCTATGCAATTGCTCTATCTAAGAAGATAGAAGAGATTAAGTGGATTAAGTTAAAAGAAAACCACCGTAGTGATATAGTGGGTAAAATCTTAGACTATGAGTACGGTAAGTAGAACAATTGTGTATGTATTATGTATTTTAATATTTACAGTTGGTATTTTTTTATCAGTTAGAGAAAGTAATAACACAATGATCCATTCTCAAAATTTCATAATTAATGGTGGTACATTTAATCTAGATGCATATGTAATTATTACAGATGATACAGATGCTGCTGTAAAGTTTGCAAATGATACACTAGATCAAGAGTATACCAAAGATGATTTTAAAGCAGGTGGATTAACTCTATGTGATGATCTATGCACTACATTTGTAGTGTGGTTACCAGTTAATAGTAGTAAGAATACATCTATTGTACATCATGAATTAGTTCATTTAACATATGCAATATTACATGCTGTAGGAATAGAACTATCTCCTGAAACAGATGAAGTGTATGCATATGAATTGCAACATTTATCAGAACAGTTTTATAAACAATTAAATCAATAAAAATGAGTCAGTTTTTTTATTCAAGAAAAGATGGAGAAGTTACAAGAACAGATAGCTTTAACCTAAATAAAGTGATTAGATCTGTAGAGATGGAAGATGGAAATCTTCTAGTGTTATTAGATGATATGCATGAGCGTTCAGAAAATGTTCCTGATATTGATCCTAAGACCAATAAAATGAAAGGAATGAAAAGAGAACGTAAGGTTTATCAATCAGAAATCACTCTTGAAGGAGATGATGTAGTGAAATTTAGAGCATTGTAATTATGAAATACAAGGTAATACTCAAAACTAGTAATAAACATTCTGATAGAGTGTCCAACTGTGTTAACACATGGTTGGGCTCTCTTGATTATGTTTGTCTTACAGACAAGTTAACAGGAAACTATCCTGAATTCTCTGGATCATTAGATGATGGTTATGAGAGCAATGAGGAGAAGACAGTTAACTTCATCAATGTAGTGAGATCTACAAGTCAGTTTGATGAATATGATTGGTTAGTGTTTATAGATGATGATGCTATTCTAAATGTTTCTATGTTTGAATCGATCATAGAAACATTAGATAAGTCTAAAGTTTATGGCCATAATATGATAGGTTGTTATTCTGGCGATAGAACATTAGCCTATCCCTCTGGAGGATGTGGATATTTTATATCCCCTAGTGTTATCAAGGGAACTAGTTCTATGACTAATAAAGGATATGGGTATGAAGATGTTTGTATGGGAAAGTGGCTAGATGAGAATAACATTTCTATTGACAGCAGTCTTAAACTGAATGGCTGGTTTCCTTTCCAGTCACATTATACAAAACTATGGGAACAAGGCAGTAAATATGTCCCTACATTAATAGCAAGTCTATCTGATAAAGACAGAGACTTTCTAACCAACCATCTAACACATCATTATATAAGACATGTGGCCTTCATGGAGTATATAAATGATCTTATGAGAAACAAAAAAGCCTCCTGATTAAAGGGGGCTTTTTTAATTATATATTGCTCTGTTCTAAGCATTTAGGGCAATCACCCTCGTAATAGATATCATGTACTGTACAAATCATTTTGATAATCTTTTTTGTTTCATTGGCCACATAGGACTTTTAAGTCTCTCTTTTGTATCAGCTTCCTTCATAAAGTTGGGAGCTTTCCTACTAGGAGGTTTTACCTTTGGTGCCTTTCTTGGTTTACCTGCTTTCATATTATATTGATTTTACTTCTTCTTCAACCTTAGTTACATCTTCTTTAACAGTTGTTTCTACATCATTAACTACAGTGTCAATTTTCTTAACATCTGAATCAATGAGATCTTCTTCCTTAATAAAGAAAAATGCACCAACAGTAAATCCAATAAGACCTCCAACAATCAAAGGGAAAATAAAGTTTAACATAGTTTAAGTTTTTAAGATTATTTTAAATCCTTCCATTGAGATTTTGGAAGAGCTTTCCACCAAACACAAACATAATCTTCAGGATCAACAGGAATCTTTCCAGATCCACCATTCCATTTGATGTAGGACTTACCTTCACAAAGTTGTGTTTCCTTGTTCCATTTGGCACAATTAGCACACATAGCTCCTCCTTCAGGAACTACCTTTGCAGCTTTAAATCCTTCATCAAATTGAAGAGATATTTTCTTTTCTTCAGCCATTAGTAGCAACCATTTTTGCATTTAGCCACCTTAGCTCCACCACCTTTACCAGAATAGTTTTTGCCAATTTGTTTACCATAGCTACCAAGTTGCATAGAAACTGTACCACCTGATTTGTACTTCTTAACAGCACCACCAGTTTTAAGTTTACCAGTTTTCATTAACTTAGCAACACCTTTAGCATCTTGTTTCTTATCTATAGCAGATTTTTCAAACTTCTTTTCAGCTGCAGCTTTAGTCATCTTGATTTTACCACCCATTTTGTATTCTGTGTAGCTATCAGATTTGCTTGCTTTACCAGCATAATCTGTAACACTATCAGGTTTTCCAGATGTTTTAGCATAGTCAGTATAACTATCCACCTTGCCACCCATTTTATATTTCTTTGTAGCAGATTTTTTAATCTTACCACCTTTCTTCATCATAGGAGCAGGACCACCAGGACCTTGTGGAGCACCACCACCACCCATAGGAGGAGCCATCATTGGACCAGGAGCAGCTTTTCTTGCAGGAGCTACTGGTTTAGCCATCATTGCAGGCTTACGAACAGTTTTTTTCATTGCCATTTCAGTATAGTTTTTTAATTGTTTATTTAGCTTTACGAGCTCTGCCCATAGCTTTAAATGTCATTGCTAATGCTTTTCTCTTAGGAGTACATGTAGCTTTAGTCATTGGAGTGCAATATCCTTTATGTTTAGGATTTACTGCTTCTTGTATCCAATTTTTTTTTTTAGCTTTACCACCATTCTTCATGGTTTGGCTTTTATCCATCATAATTTCATTCTTCTTCTTAGCCATCTTAACACTTGTTTTGGCCATCTTTTTACCAGAAGCAATCTTTTTGATAGAACCACCCATTTTCATTTGAGTAGCACCTTGTTCTTTATCTTTTGTTAAAGAAACAGGAGTCTTTTTATTTTTGGGAGGTAAGTTGTCTTCTTGAACTTTAGTCCAAGCACCGTTAGGATCAACTGGTCCTACACGTTTATTAGCAACCGAAAGGCCAGCTTGAGCCTTTTTCATCTTACTTACTTTCATTATTTTTTCTTTTTAGATTGTAATCTAATCTTTTTTTCTTGCTTAAGCATTTGAGCTGTAGGTTTCTTTCCAGATCCTTTAGCAGCTCTGATATTGTCCCATAAACCACGTGGTGATTTAGAACCATCTTTGCGTTTTAACATTTCCATTTCCTAAGAGATTTATTAATACGTGAATTAGGATCATTTGCTGTTTTAGAGCTTGTGAGTTTCTTTTTCATACCACTCATTCTAGCACAGAATGATTTCTTTCTAGAACCACCTTCTGGTTGTGGAGGTTTTATATTATGACCTGCAGCTTTTAATGAAGCTCTACCTTTGGCATTTAATCCACCAGAAGGACTTTTACCTTCTTTTCTTTGCCAAGCTGGTGTTTTACCACCATTCTTAAGTGTACTTCCTTTAAATGCTCCTTTGGTCTTTAATAAATGACCATTAGGAACAGGAGTGGAAGCAGGACCTTTAATAGCAGGAATAGTGTCTCCATTTTTGAGAACACCTTTCCCTACATAAGCTGTAGCTTTTTGAGGATTCCAAGGACCTGCTTTTTTAATGCTAGCCATTATTTACGTTTTTTAGCACCTACTATTTTATCAGCAAATGTAATTTTATTCTTAGGAGGAGCTAATGCTGCAAACTTCTTTGCTTTACCAACTAATTTACCACCAGTTTTCATGGTAGGTTTCTTAGCAGTGTCTGATAAAGGTTTGTTAGCAATAGCAGGGTTTTGCTTAGGAGCATATTTACCCCTACCTGATTGTCTATCCATAGCATCTGCCATAGCTGCATCATGTTTAGCCATAGCTTCTTTATCATAGAATCTACCAGTCATTTCACCTTTAACCATTCCTTTAGGTACATCACCACCAGTTTGATATTTCTTTACTTTTGCCATTGTATTAATTGTTTTAATTTTGTTCTGGAGCTTCTTTAATAATACCTGCTTCAACATTTCTAACAAGAGCACCTTCAATAACTTGTGCAGCTGTTTGAGCTATTCCTGTTGCTTCTGCTATAGCACGTATTGCATTTAACATCACTCCGAATTCACCACCTGTAATAGTTAATTCAACATCTTGTGGCCATGTATATCTCTTATTAGGATCAAAGGTTGCCACTTTAGTTGTTTCTACTGTCTCTTCTGACATATATTTAATTTTTGGTTTAATAACAAAGATATGTATAATTCTATATACCTTCCAAATTTATTTCAAGTTTCAATTCTCTATTTCTTCTTTTTGCCTCTACTACCTTTCTAACATGTTCTGGGGACTTTTTTTTACCAATAGCTGAATTTCTCATTTTGAGCTTAGTTTCTTCAGATCTAACTTGTCCTCTTCTAGAATTTCCCATCTTTAGTTTAGTTTCTTCTGATTGAGATGAGCCTAATCTTAAAGTGTTACCTTTCATAATCTTACTTCTCCTTTTTTTAAATTCATCAGAGCATTTTCTTCCTAAATTTACTCTTTTTAATTTGTCAATACTTTCTAAAGAATGTTTTCCATGACTACCTGCTTCTCGAATATTCATCAAAGTTATATTACAGTTTCTATATTG